TTACAACACCAATCCCATTGGTGGGCCCAGCGATCCGGGGATTGATCCTTAATGTACTTACTAGTTAAAAATATAGATGGCGAAGAAATCATTGTGGGTACCTCTCAAAAACTAGTAGAGAATGAGGGGATAACGCTGTACGAGATTAATGATGGTGAATTTGAGCCCGAAATGATAAATTCCATACTTGAAGGATATGATGAGGTCGAATAATGGTAACTTATGTAATTAACCAAACGGACAATGACAAAGCTCCAACATTGGTGGACCCCAAAACAGTTGATCAATCTTCGTTCCCTATAGCTATATTTGGCAGGGAGAAATTGGAATATGGAGAGTTAATGAATGAAAATATTCTTCACTTATTGGAAAATTTTGCATGTCCTGAAGATGATTCGAATCCGGGGAACCCTGATCTAACTAAAGCATTAGATTACACACTTTCCAACCCAGTAGAGGGGCAGCTTTGGTATAATTCAACTGATGAGCTTTTATATATTAGAGACAATGGCCTCTGGGTAGCTATAGCATTAGATGGGGAAGTATCTGCTAATTTTGGCTCTGTTTCTCATGGAGAACAGCTACCCCTGCCCGTTTCCAGTACAGGATATACATTTTCTTATGAAGAATGTGCGTGGTTGGTTGCCCCTAGAAATTACCCGGATAGAATATCATTGATGGTATGTACCACCGATCCAAATGACTCAACAGTAACTCACCAGTATAGATATATTGGAAGCTCTACACTTATAGATGGGGTGGTAAATTATATGATAGTAGCTATAAGGAACAACAATAATTTAGGCGACCTTAGTGCGTCATAAATATACTTAAATTAAAGGAAAATAAATGACCACTTACGTTGTAAATTTTACTGATGTTAACACTACTCCGGTATCTATCTTGGAAGGCGACTTAAATGTTACTTCCACCGATATTGCTTTGTTTGGTAGAACTAGACTAGAGTATGGTGAGCTACTCAATGAAAATTTACTTCATATTCTAGAAAACTTTTCATGCCCCGAAAGTACCGGAACACCCAATACTCCCGATATATCCAGAGCATTTAGTGAATTACTAGAACGTCCTGTATTGGGTCAGTTATGGCATAATTCCACGACGGGAACTATACATTATTGGGATGGGACATATTGGATTCCATTAAGGAGAGGGGATGACGTTGCCGCTAATTGGGGTAGTGTCGCTCATGGGGAGCAGCTACCTAGACCGGTAAGCCCTACAACGGGGTACATATTCCCCTATTCGGAATGCATATGGTCCGTTGCGCCTTCATCATATCCCGGAACATTCGGCGCTATGACCTGCGAAAGTGACCCCACAACGTCCGAAGTTACAATGACATACGATGTTGGTGGTAATACTATTTTTGGTGCCGCCAACTACCTAATAATAGGCATCAGAAACAACACACAGCAGGGAGGCGCAGCGCCAACGCCAACACCAACACCAGCAGCACCGACACTAACACCATCACCAACACCTAGCCAGACACCATCTGAAACGCCAGCACCTAGCACTACTGCGACTGCCGGGTTAACGCCAACCCCAACCCCATCTAACTCCGGAACCCCGGCAAGCACCCCAACAAGGACTCCAACAAGGACTCCAACAAGGACTCCAACGAGGACTCCAACAAGGACCCCGGATGCCTCACAGAGCCAAACACCAACACCAACACCATCCACAACAACCACACTTACGGCAACTCCTGCGCCGTCAACAACCCCAACATCTACGCCACCATCACAGAACGTATGGACAGGGGCATTCTGGGCAGTAACTTCTACAGATTTTGGGGCCAACGCTCAATCCAAGGCCATTGTGAGAATACTAAATAATGGTGTCGGTGAGGGGGCCACGTTTGCGGCCAATACGGGAGGGTTCTCTGTTCAAATTTCAGAAAATTGGCACTCAGGAGCCCCCACCGCTAATGATCCTGAAAATTATCAGGTCAGGTTAAGATATATATCAGGCTCACCCCCTGATCCGGGTGGCCCAGCACTAAGTACTTGGCATGATTTGGACGTTTCAGCAATATGGGAGATAACCGTAAATGCATCAGGACCTAATGGTAGTTTTGAACTCGCACAGGCGCAGTGGTACGTGGATATACGAAGAAATGATGGAGTACCCGAAGCTGAAGTCACAAAAGTTGTTGAATTAGAAGCTTCAACCGAACAGATATTCTAACAATGTCAGATACTTATCCTAATAAACCTTTTAAGGATTTTTACAGCGGCGAACAAATATATCAGTATTTGGTTCAGTTTATGACTATATTTTCGGGTATTCAGGTATCTGTCGGTAAGAATAGTTATAATAATGAGCCTAGTTTAATTTATGTTCCAATAAGATACGGAGCTAATGACAGAACTGTAGAATGGATTCTCTCCAGTCAGACTCAGAATAAACCATTAAGGGTTCCAGTAATGGCTACTCGAATAACTGGAATGGAACTGGCCCCTGAACTAAGGAAAGGTATGAGGCAGGAGTCAGCAAGAACAAATCTTCCCAGAGGTGGAGTTTTACCTGATGACTTAAAAGTTATTCGTCAAGTTCAACCAAACCCCTGTCGCATGAATATGGAATTATCTGTATTCACTTCAAATTTGAAAAATAGGTTTGAAATCTTGGAACAAATAACCACTTTGTTTGATCCTGACCTTCAGTTGTTCACTTCCGATGATTACGCTGATCACTATAAAGTAACTATTGCGGAACTTCTAACTATAGATTTTGAAGACAGTTACCCTATAGGTAATGAGCGTAATTTAATGGTTGATAACTACACGTTTAACGTTAAGGCAATGTTTAGGGCCCCGATTGATCTCAAGGAATCTTTCGTTAATTCAATACACTTAAGACTGGATGCAATATCTTCCTCCCCCGTACAGCAAGCAGTTGTTGACCTGAATAATTCCCAGAATAGTGGCGAAATCATCATAGATGCGGATGATTTGAACATACCCGAAAATTAACAATAAATAGTAGTAACAATTTAAGGAGTTATTTAAATGAGTAAGACTACTAAAGATTTTATCGGTGATTTTGTCAACGCAACAATAAATGGCGATGAAGCTGCTCAGGAATTAGCAATTAAAAATGTTCTTGTTCCGAAAACGGCAGAAAAACTAGGTATCAATACGGGTTCACCAGAAGGTGATATCCCCCAACCTGAGCCACAACCCGAACAAACAGAATTAGAATCAGATAGCGAATAATTCAAAAAAAAATTAAAAATAGACATAATTTTATACAACGCCGATAAATAGTTAACGACAATTAAAACTATTTTTTTAGGTATTAATAGGAGATAAAATTATGCCCAGTTTAATCAGCCCAAATGTAGAAGTAACAATCATTGACGAGAGCTTTTACGTTCCCGGCAGAGCTACAACTGTACCTTTAATTTTTATCGCTACGGCAGATGAAAAGACCCAAGCGGATGGGGTAACCCCGGCACTTGGTACATACGAGTACGGAGTAGTAAGAGAAGTAACTTCAATCCGTCAAAGCTTAGAGCTTTATGGCGTACCTCGCTTTATTGAAAGCGCTAGCGGCGAACCACATCATGGTGATGCCCGAAATGAATATGGCCTCGATGCTCTAAACAAGTTCCTTGAGATTGGTAACAGGGCGATTGTAGTAAGGGCTAATGTGAATCTGGATGACAGTTATGATAACGTCAAGACTCAGTGGACGAATAGTGTCACTGATTCTGCTGACTACTTAAACCAATTGGTTGCTGATTTCATTGAAGAATTCAACGTAACTAACGGCCTTGTACCTGCTGATCCAGCTTTCAAAGAAACAGTAACAGCAGCAGAGCTTAAATCCTTAATTCCCGAGGCATTCTCCGACACATTCCAAAAGTACTCATTTAGTAGTAGAGAGTTCGAAGAAGGATATGTTCAGGACCATACTGTTGACCAGCCCGGTTATCAGGAAGTTCTATTTGATACCTCTCGTGGATTTCTACAGGGAACTGATGTAACTGGATTACAAAACGACAGTACACTTTATGGTGCGGATGTTGAAGTTGTATCTGGTGCAGGAACGGTTACCTACAATCTTTATTTCCAAGGATCAACAGTTCAGACATTCAGTGCACTTCTAACACAGATGAACAGTGTTTTTGGTGGAGAAGCTACCGCAGAGCTTATTGCTGGTAACTTAAGAATCACCAGTACGCTAGACGGAGTAACATCGGAAGTTGATATCTTAGCTGACGGACCAAGTGGTTATTTGCCGCTATTCTCCAACCTAAGCCTCTATCAGTCGGTAGATGCTGCGGTTGCAGGTAAGGGTGCCGCGCCATTAGTCGTATACAATGACGCATTTGATACCGCAGTGTCAACTTATGATGGTCTGGATGCGCTTATTGATGGATGGACGACGGGATCGATTACTGCTGACGAATTTACGCCAGCGGAATCCGAAGGTCTAGTCATTGCAGCAGCAGCCGATTTTGATAATACCAAGGAATTCCTAAACAGTACATCCCTTGGCTCTAATGACGCAGCAAGACGTGCAGAAATTGTGGAACGTCTACAAGCAGTAGTCAATGACCCAAATACTGGTGTAAGAGGTGAGCGTTACGTGTACAACCTAGTGTTGGCCCCCGGATATTTTGAAGTTACTGATGAACTGCTAAGGCTATCACAGGACATTTACGAAGAAGTATTTGTAATCGGTGACGTTCCATTTGATAAGCCTCCAGTGGGACCAAATAGTATTGTTAACTGGGCATCAAGTACCGCCAGAGTGACCAGTTATAGTACTGCTTACTATTACGGACACGGTATTTCCTCCAATATTGATGGAACCAACATCATGACAACCTCCGCATCTACTGCACTAAGAGTATATGCATTCAATGACTTGGTTGGTGAACAGTGGTTTGCTCCAGCGGGCACCACCAGAGGTCTGTGCCCTCACCTAACTAACGTAGGTTATGTAACCGGCGCACTAGGTGGGCCAACGACCTTTGTTGAGGAGTATTTGGATACCGGAACTAGGGATTCACTATACGAAGAGCCTAAGCAAATCAACCCAATCCCATTCATTGAAGGGGAAGGTATCTTGGTTCTCGGACAGAAGACAACGAATCCTAACACTTCAGCACTTGATAGGGTTAACGTGTCAAGACTTGTTAAATTCATCAAGCGCGAACTTAGGAAAGCACTATTTGCGTACTTGTTTGAGCCGAATGATCGTTACACGCGAGCTAACGTTAAATCCACCGTGGATAGTTTCTTAGTATCTCTAGTGGATCGTAGGGGCTTGTACGACTTTGCTACGGTTTGTGATGAGTCTAACAACACTCCGGATAGGATTGATCGTAACGAACTTTGGATAGACATTGCAATTAAGCCAGTAAAAGCAGTTGAATTTATTTACGTACCCATCAGGGTCGTAGCTACTGGTGCGGAGATTGGTGGGAGGGATGACGTTTCCTTCTAAACTAATCTCAACAAGAAAAGAAAAGCCCTCATCCGAGGGCTTTTTTGTGCCCTAAATATATGGTATAATAGAATTTAATGATATGAGAGAAATATCTATCCATGATTAAATGTCAAATCTGTAAAAGAGAATTTAAAACACAAATAACCAATTCACACTTGAAGGTACACGGGAGTACTACTGCCGAATACAAGAAAAGGTTCGGTGAAGACGCCCTTACATCAATTGAATACAGAGAAGCATTATCTAAAAAAAGATCGGGAAAAAATAATCACATGTATGGAAAAAGGCATAGTGAGGATGTAAAGAAAAAAATTTCTGAAAATCGTAAAGGTATTCAAGGCAGAGTTGGGGAATATTCAAAAGAAGGATTGGAGTCAATACGTGAAGCTGTTAAAAGAAGAGAAGAAAAATATAATTCAGGGAAACTAGAAAGAAGGGAATATGGCCCAGTTGATGAGGATACTAAAAATAAAATATCTGAATCGGTTAAGGCTTATGCTGAAAAAAATCACGAAGAACTTTCCGCTCGCGCAAAAAAATCTTGGATAACAAAGGCGAAAAATGGTTATAGCTTAGATCATCTCAGCGGCCCCAAAACCGAAGAAGGTAGAAAAAGGCAAGCGGAGGCACTGCGAAAGGAAAATAAACGAAGATCAATAGTTGCAGCACAACGAGTATCCAAGCTAATTGAGGAAACTAATTTAACACTTTTAAATGATGTTTATGAAAATAAACTAAAATTAAAATGTAACAAATGCCATATCGAATTTGCCATTAGCAGGCAATATTTTAATGACTGTAAATATTCCGAAGAAATGTGTCCAACATGTTACCCTAAGAAAATAACAAGATCAAAGGGGGAAAATGAACTTTATGAGTTTATAAATGAATTGTGTCCGTCCGCAATACCGAATAATAGAACAAAGATTTACCCACTTGAAATCGACGTTTACCTACCAGATGAAAACATTGGATTCGAGTACTCCGGACTGTATTGGCACAGCGAAGAACAAAATAAAGCTGTGGGTAGGCATAAAGCCTTTGATAATTATAAAATGAAAATGGCGAGAGAGGCCGGGGTCAAACTTTACATAATTTTCGAAGACGAGTGGATCAATAATAAAGAAATAGTTAAGAGTAGAATCAGAAACATACTGGGTAAATGTCCTAAGCGGGTATATGCAAGAAATTGTGAAATTTTAGAAACTTCAAGTAAAAAAGCCAATAAATTCTTAAAAGAAAACCACATACAGGGATCAGGCCGTAGTAATTATAGACTTGGTCTGTTTTATGAGGGAAAATTGATTTCGGTTATGACTTTTTCAAAGGAAAATAAATCTAGAAATATCTTAGGTTGGGAAATAAACCGATTCTGCCACAAATTAGACCATACTGTTGTTGGGGGTGCCTCCAAACTTTTTAAAAAATTTTTGAATGACGTTAATCCTAAGTCGGTTATATCTTATGCCGATTGTAGATGGAGTGACGGCAATCTATATAAAACTTTGGGATTTGATTTTTCCCACCAAACTCCCCCCAATTATTGGTACTTCTACTGTAACGAACTGAAAAGAATTCATCGTTACAGTTTGAGGAAAAATGATAACGATGACCCCAACCTAACCGAGTATGAGAATAGGCTTAAAGAAGGGTACCTTAGAATCTGGGATTGTGGATCAACTAAATGGATTTATACCCCTTAAAGCTTGACGATATTTTCATAGAAGTCTTCAAGTCTAGCATCCCACTTACGTTTATACTCTTTATCGAATCGGGTTAAGTCGATATCTACTATATCAGCTACGATGCGCTTGAACTTCTTAAAGGTTGTTCCGAAGTATTCATCCTTTAGTTTTTCAACACCGCGAACAAGAGACTCACGCTCCACTTCATTTGCGGTGGTTTCCATTTTTTCTTCCATGTCGGCAGATATTTCATTGAATTCTTCAATTCGTTTTTTAATTTCGGCCACGGCTTCATCATATACATCATCAAACTTTTCAGGAGTATTGATAGATTTAACTTCTTCGTAAGTCGTGTAAATGCCCTCCACATCTTCTTTATATTCCGAAACATATTTTATGATATGCTCTTTAACATCCCCGTAAACATTTTTAGTGGATAAAAATGAATCTATTTCTTTTCTGGCAGGAAATGAATCAGTGGTTATAACAATAGTGAAACCATCGCGTTGATTGTTACGCGCTAATCTACAATCATAAGATTCCCCATTTAGGATTGTGAGGTAAAGACGGAAGTAATCCGAACGCTTTACCATAGTCCCGACATTAAAATCTAGCCGCTCTTTTGAGTAGTCAACGTGCGAATCGTCAACGTTACTAATTATTTGATGTAGTACTACATCAGCTTCATTTACAAAATTGTCAACTTTTTCAAGTAAATACTCTTTGAATCTCATAATAGTGTCCTAATTTTTTTTCAAAATGTTGTAGACTTACCATAAATATAAGTAATCGTACATACGTATTTATCTTTAAGGAGTGAAATAAAATGGGATTAATTAGTGATCTTGGTGTTGATGGTTCTGGAATCCTTGCACCACAGCATAAAAATCGTTGGGCAATTGAGTTTAATGGACTGCCCGGTGGAGGATATCCATTGAGAGTTCAGGCAATTACAGCAGATCGTCCAAAATTAGAATTTGAAAAAATACCGCTTGATCGTTACAATTCTAGGGCATACACCCCCGGAAAGTATACCTTCTCACCTATCAACCTTACTTTTGAAGCCGACATTGGCGGACAAGTCCCACTTCAGTTGCAGGCACAGGTTGAGCGTCAGCAGCAACTAATCGCTCCTTTTGCTGCACCAAGACTTCCAGCCGCTGCGGCAGGTCAGGACTTAAAATTTGCATTAAGAATGGAAATGCTTGATGGTGATCAGGCCCTACTTGAGGAATGGTACTTACAGGGTTGTTATTTTGAGAATCTTGACTACGGCGATCTGGACTATTCAGCAAGCGAGACTGTTAAAATTGTATGTGTAATTAGTTATGACCATGCAACCCAGTTAGTAACAGGATTCCGCTCAGGAGCAAAAGCTACCGGCGGGGCATAATACTAACAATATTACCACTCTTAAAACGGCTTCCACGGGAAGCCGTTTTTTTTATAAATAGAAATATGAACACTATTAAAAAATCACTCAACGGAGTACAAACCGTGGACGCCTCGGATGACGCACAGGTAAATAAAAGTGCAGTCACTCAGTTTATTCAAAGTTCTTTGCGGAATTCGAATCGGGCAGGGATAGAGGAAACTACTCTCGATTTTGAAGATAAGAGTGATATAACTAACTCCAAATATATAGTTTATTCCGATAATGGTAACCCCTTAGACTACGGACTAAAGCAGTTAAACTCAATGTCAAAGGTTGTATCTGGAAAAAGTGCGCTAGGTATTTCAAGCTTTAATGAGCTTCCAAATATAACAGTATCGAAAATAGAAAAATCCACCGCCGACGAACTTATTCCGTTCATATTGGAAACACTTGAAATGACTACTCCGGTAATTGAGGGTATGCGTAAGGGTTTAAATAATGCAATAGAGTTTAATAACCTTAGTAAGTCAATTGCTCAGGAATTAAAACGCGGTGGTGAAATTTACCAGACATTCATAAGTGAGGTTAAATCCAAAGGCAGGGAAGCGGTAAAGGAGTGGGTAAACAGTGGCACTAGGTGAACGAACTAAATTAGGTATATTTTTATCCGGGTCTGATCGAGATATCGCTGATGATTTTGGCGGGAAAGATGCACCAAAATTAAAATTTAATTTTACAATTAGCTTTGATTATACTGATATGTTCACTGCTTACGCAGGGGATGATGACCCTTATTCAATATCATTTGGTGTAAAGCAAATAACTAGGCCAAACCCTAATATAATTTACGAAGACGTTAACTATTATAATTTTATGACCAAAGTCGCAACTAAAATGGATTTTGGCGTGACTACCGTCACACTATACGACGATAGAAATAACAAAGCTCATAATATTTTCAAAAACTACATAGAATCAGTTAGCCCTCTTGCCAATAACGAGAGGGGGGCGGCACAATTACTCCATAGGGCAGGGCAGTCTACATCAGCATCTATTGGCCCATTGACTTCTGATGCTACGAATGGACCAATTAAAAGCATTAGGGTAACTCACTTTGTCGATCAATATGGTAGTAAAGTCATTTATGATTACCTTAACCCTAAAATACAAAACGTAGCGTTAGATGAATTGGATATGACACAATCCGATGTTAATACCATAAGTTTCACTTTCCTCTATGATAGTTACAAGGTAACCAATGAATCAGTAGCTGGTGGAGATTATGATGGGGATGAGGGGCTACCGCCCAGCAGAACATCAGATGTTGGTAGCGATCCATCCGAAGACCTAGAAAGAATCCGAAGACAAACAGCTATACAGGGCGGGATATTACAGAATCCCAGAACTGATAGTGGACTTGGTTTGTATAGAGCACCGGACGGATCAATTAAGAGGAGCGTCTGAAATTGAACAATTGGAAGCAGGCAAAGAAGCCTTACGCCCTAAAAAATCCGCATAAATATCTAGGCGATCCGAAGAAGTTATTATTCAAGTCTTCATGGGAACAAGATGCCTTTAAGGTATGTGATAATAACCCCAATGTTCTTGAATGGGGGTATGAGATAATAGATATACCTTACGTGGCCCCAACACAAAATGGAGGACAGCGTAATAGAATATACAAGCCCGATCTCTATGTCGTTACACAAAACAATGGCAAAGTAAATAAAAAGCTTATAGAAATAAAGCCATATAAGCAAACAGTTAAACCAAGGTCTAGAAAAACCACAACTAGGATATATGAAGAATATACTTGGATGATTAATGAATTAAAGTGGTCAGCGGCAAAAGAATGGTGCAGGGTACGTAATATAGAATTTGTATTATCAACTGAACGAGAAATGTTTGGAAATAGATCAAAAAGACAGTAGTTTTATAAATACTACAAGGATATCTGGAGTTTATACATGAACGACAAAATTAAAGAAACCGCAGCAGCAGGATCAGTAGGAGCAGGAGCAATAGCGACAGCGCCTTCTAGAATGGGTGCAGTAAAAACTAGAAAGCTAAAAAGCTTTATGACGGACTATTATAAGAAACTTTCAAATAGACTACATCTGTTCCCCGTTAACCTTTACAAGCTTGATACTGATAAGAAAGTGGAGGTTGTTAAGGCGGTTAATGAGAACTTTAACATCGACAGCGTATTTGCACAGCTAAGTAATTTTGAAAACCAAAATTCCGTAGAAGATGGCGAAGTAACCACTTACGGCGTAGAGGATGACAAGGGTAACCTAATGAAGGTTACTATTCTTAATACACAAGCTGAAGATTTTGAAGCTTACATCTCGGCCTACCTATCAACTCTTAAGGATTTTGACAATCAGGGTGTTGATCTCGAAGAAATATCACTTGCTGAATTATTGTATAAACTTAAAGACCTTTTTGATATTCGCGACGTGGAATTTCCAAACATCCCAGATGATATTGTTTATAATGCCGATGAAGCATCCGAAAATATAGAAGACATTCCAGTAGAGGATGATCTTGATATGGGAGATGCTGATATGGAAATGGGCGATGAAGATGAACTGAACGTTGATGCCGATATGGAAGATGGGGGTGATTTGGACCTTGATCTTGATATGGAAGGTGAAGGCGAGGAAGAATTTGGTGACGAATTCTCGGACGATGAGTCAGTAGAGGATTTCGAAGAAACTGGCGGCGAGACAACCATGCAGTCACTCCTTATGGGGGTTCTGGATATGCTAAGTAAGACTGCCGAAAAAGAAAAGGCACAGGCTGAAGCTGAAGCTGAAAAGGCTAGAGCAGAACAGGCAGAATATACAGCAAGAGCAGTTGATGCAACCCTAGCCAATAAAGAAGAACTTGTTGCAATGCAAGCCGAGAAAGATAAGCAGAAAAAGAGAGAAAAAGAAGCCAAAAAACAGGCCGACCTAGCCACTTATAGATACAAAAAGGCTAATGATATGGTAGATGATGCTTCTGCTACTTTTGAATGGTTTGAGGATGATAGCCTGCTACTAGACGCTCTTTTCGAAGAAGCATTTAATAAGAGAACCCCAGAACTACATGATATGAGAGGACTGGGTGGAGATCAGGTATTTAATCTTACCCAATCTGAAGATGAAATTAAAGATGGTGATGTACTAGTTACTGATTGGGGGCCTGTCATATTTGTAGAAACCACGCCCGTTAGTGTAGGGGAGCCTCCTGAAAGTTATGAGGGTATTGGCCATGAATTAATGGGTAAACTATCTAAGGGTATGGACTGGGAGCGTTTGCGCAATGGTAAGTATATTGCATCTTACAAATTAGCTAAAAAGTATCAAAATCCTACTCTAAGTGAAGCTGAAACCATTGATGACCCAGTAATGCTTCGTAGGGTCTATCAGGCCGAGCTACAGGCCCTTAGAAAGAAATTGGCTGATGCTACTGACCCTGACACCAGAGCGGCCCTTCAGAAGCAAATGACGGCGTTACAACGCAAGCATCAAATTAAGAGGCAAGAAGCAGATGCTAGGCGTGAAGAACAGGAAGCAAGAGCGAAATCCGAAAATGACAAAGAAGATCAAAATCAGAGTAGTCAACTTGAGCCCGGTCAAAGAAACATTTCCGAGCAATATATAACTGAAGAAATTTCAGAAGAAGAGTATGAACTTTTAGAAGAAGCGGCTAAGCGTCAGTTTAAGCGTTATGGAAATAAGTTCGTGCGCAAGTTTAGATGTTATGGTGGTCCTAAGAGTGGACGCATGGTCACAAAAATGTCAGACTGCGGGAAAAGAAAAGACCCGTTTAAAGTTAGGCAGGGAAAACGTGCCTCGCGAATGAAGAAAGGCCAGAGAGTGAGAAAGACTAAATTGGCCAAGAAAAAGTCACCATCACTGAGACTTGTGCGCATGAATAAGAATCTCAGAGGTAATAGGTAATGGCTACATTTGAGACTATTGATCAGCTAAGTGAATGGCTTGATGAAACTGGGGTGTTTATATCTGACCTTAATATAACAATAGCTCTAAATGAATCCGAGGAATGTTCCATTGAAAAGGAAGAGAGCGTTACGGTTTTAGACGAATCCGTATTCAATGTAAAATCACTTGTAAACAGGCCAACAATAGCTCTTTACGAAAATAGCGATTATGATGAAAACACTTGGTTTGTGGATGATTTTGAATTTATTGAGGGGGCATGTGGCACATGCGAGGTTAAATTCAATGGATCATTGTTGTTAATGAATGTATGTGAGGACAGAGGAACTGTACGCGCAACACTTCTATGTGAAACTGATGGAGAACTGAAGAATATAACGTTTAAATTGAAAAAGCGTTGCGAACAGGATGTAGAGTATGATATGATTCTTAGTGCATAAGCATACAGGAGTCATAAATGAGATCACCATTTTTAATTTTCGAAGAATTTATATCGCCCCTTCAATGCGAAGAAATTGTTATAGGAAACGATAACAACTTTCCTAACTATGATAAGCAGGGCAAAATACAACCCTTATTTTTTTACAACAAGTTTGCCGAAGTTAGACTAACTCCCCAAATTGCCGATATAGTTGTACCTAAAGTAGAATCTCATTATAATGTAGAGGTAAAGGGTATAACTGAGTTTGAATTTGAATGGTATCCGGCAGGATATGAGGGTACCGGCAAGTTAAGATATGAAAATTCTTCCCGTATTAATGGAAGTTGGCAAAGAATTAACGATCATGACTTTACTGGGGTAATATTTCTTAATGATTATAACGACAAAACCCCGTTTGATGATGAATTTGAAGTGTATGGCGGCAGTCTAGAATTCCCCACGCACGAGTTTTCTTTTAACCCGGTTCGTGGGACATTAGTATTATTCCCCGGTGCTCCTAATTTTGCCAATCATGTTTCTGCTGTTCACGCAGGAGAATCCACATTAATTAGATTCCATGTTGCAACTCATGATCCATATGAGTATAATATGCAGGAATTCCCCGGAGATTACCGGACTTGGTTTTGATGTAATAACCTATAAACCATACAACACAATAAACTATAAACCATAAAACTAAGGAGACATATTATGGCTGAATTATTAGATACTGATTTCCTACCTTCAAGTGAAGATGATCGTAAACGAGTACGTGACGCAGTTATTGAAGCTTGCGGATTAAAGCAGATTGTTAAAGACAAAAATGAACAGATTAAAGATGTCGTTGACTACCTTCATTCCGAATTTGAAATTCCCAAAAAGATTGGGCGTCAGATGATTAATACGCACTTCAAAGACAATTACATTGATGTATCTCGTACAAATACTGTATTTGAGGTCGTTTATGAAACTTTGTTTAAGGTTGAGGATGATACGTAATTAATGTACATTTCGGCAATGCTCTCTCCCAAATATGACAAAGTTTTTGTCTGGGAGAGAACTGGTAAAACTAGAAAAAGAAAAGAATATCCTCTTGAGTTATACTTCTTCATCCAGCAAAGGGACGGGGAGTATCAGGATATTTACGGTAATCCTCTAGCTAAACTGGAGTTTGATAATTTTTCAGATTATTCCAAAGCTAGAAAGAATTATCGTTCTCAAGGTATAAAAATGTACGAATCCGACATTTCCGTAGAACAGAAGGTTTTAGCTAAGCATTATTACGAGAAGCCTGTTAAGGATTTAAATTTAACATTTTTCGACATCGAAGTTGACTACGATAAAAATCGTGGATTCTTTGGAGCAAAGGATGCTTATGCTCCCATAAGCTCAATATCACTTTATCATGCATATACTGGCGAGAGAATAATTCTTGCCCTTCCGCCACAGCATAGTCCATGGGAACCTAGTGAGAGGGAATACAGTATAGAAGATATTAGTGAAAATGTTTTAAACTATGCAAAGGTTACCTTATGTAGTAGCGAACGTGAATTGCTGAATTTATTCCTTGAAGCCATAGAAAATACAGATGTTATTAGTGGATGGAATAGTGATGGATTCGACGTACCTTATATCTATAAAAGAATAATCGAGGTATTGGGTAAACGCGCCTTGTCTAGGTTGAGTTTTCGTGATGCCAAGGCTCCCACCATAAAAACTATTGAACGAGAAATATCCCCAAACTTTAGAGTGGAAGAAGAGCAGGTAACATTGTATGGTAGGGCTAGTGTTGACTATCAGACTTTGTACAAGAAGTTTACAATGGGGAACAAGGCGTCTTATGCATTAGCATATATTGCTGATGAAGAAAATCTTGAACTGGATAAGTTAGAATATGACGGTTCTTTATATGATTTATATCGAGAAGATTTTAGCTACTACCTAGAGTACAACATGATTGATACTGAAATCATGGTAGAGTTGGAGAAGAAGCTTAGCTACTTTAGACTTACGTTAGACTTAACACACATGGCTACCGGCCAGCTAACGAGCGTTTATGGTACAATTAAGTTGGCTGAGTTGGCAATCATTAACCATTGCCATTACGAGCTTGATATGAGGGTGCCTGATTCTCAGCGTCATGATTTCTTTGGAAAATACGGCGGCGCTTTCGTACTTGACTGTATGCGAGGCGAACATAAATGGGTTGGGTCAATTGATGTTGAATCGCTATACCCTACCAGTATCATATGCGCAAATGTGAGTCCTGAAACTATAATCGGACAGTTTTCCCGCGATAATAAAGACTTTGAGGCTATGTATCATGCAACAGATGATGACATTACTCTGGTTTATGAAAATGGTATGGAAGAAACTAGAAGTACTGAACAGTGGCGCAAATATTTCAAGGAACAAAACTACACTATTAGTGGATTCGGTACCGTCTTTAACCAAAACCAGAAAGGTTTTATCCCCGCTATCTTGGAAAACTGGTTTGATGAACGAAAGAAATATAAAGGTCATTTGGGTAGATACAAGGAAAAGCTAAAAACACTAAATGTTGATGACCCCGATTATGCCAAAACAAAAGCCAAGGTCGAACACTATAATAGGTTTCAATACATTAAAAAGATTCAGCTTAATTCACTTTATGGGTGCATGGGTAATAAGTTTTTCAAATTTTTCGATGTAAGGCTTGCCGAAAGTACAACGAAAACGGGTAGAGAAATTTTACTCCATATGGCACGAAAAATCGGGGAAGAGTTTAATGATGGCTATAAGTACCCCAATAAAATGGTTGTTTATGGAGATACAGATTCATGCTATTTCAAAACAAATGCCGAAAATTTAAAAGAAGCAAGATTAATATGCGATTACATTGAAAGGGTCATCAATAAAAGCTTTGGGCCCTTTATGGAAAAATACTTTTTCTCTGATCATAGTGTTGCGAAAAGAGTTCGCGTTGAGAATGAGGTAATATCGGATATTAGTATATTCGTTAAACCTAAGATATATCTTATGCATCTTCTAGTCAAAGATGGCGATGATTGTGATGAAGTTAAGATAATGGGGCATGCAATTAAAAAAACTGGGCTACCTAAAACTATTAAGAATGAATTGAAAGCTTCAATTGAAGAGTATTTTATTACCCATGATTGGAGCCAGTTCCTCAAAAGAGTAGTTGATTTTAAACATAAGATTAGAACTACTGATGTGTTTGAAGACTATGGACTACCTAAAAAGGTCAACAAAGTTGAAAAGTATGAAAAGGATTATGAAGAAGACCCTACATGTAGAATAAGCGGCGGTCAGGCTGCTGCAATGCTTTGGAACATACTTCTGGATAAGTATGAGGATAAAGAATCAATGAGAATAACGTCAGGTACATCAGTGAGAGTTTATAACTTGACCAAGAAGATAGGGAGATTCCAAACTATTGCGGTACCTGCTGATTTGATGCAGTTACCCGAATGGTTCAAAGACGCTATAATGCCTATAATTGATAGAGATGTTCAGGTGGATAAATTAGTGAATTTGACATTGACCAATATTTGTGATGCAATAGGAAAACAAATTCCAACCCAAAAAGCCGTAATGGCTGATGAATTATTGGTGTTTTAATGAAATTAGGAGCTAAAACTTTAGGATATATTGAGCTAATAACCGAGATAAGCAAGAGGTTAAATCTTGATGTATTCATAATGGATAAAAATGGCATTAAAGCCAAATCTCAAGAACTTTATATTTTTATTGTTATGGAAAAGGAGATGCCGTGGCTTGAAGTTGACTCTATTTGCGTTAACAAAATCCAAGAGCTTAACTCTAGGCTTTCCTTCATCAAAAAATTAGCAGAGGATGAGGGTGAATCTTATTCACTAAGAATACCTGAACATAAAGAACTTGATTCAGGTGATAAAATTGCCAAGAAGATACGCATTGATGGACCCAGAACGGGGGTGGAAGTTAGCTGTGCTAATGGCTCATTATATAAGCTACCATCGGGCATTAAGGATAAAAATATCGTATCATTTGTCATGGAGGATAGTACTGCTAAAGTAATATCCGGTCTCGGTAGAGTTGTACGTAACAAAAATAACACAATAAATATCAAGGGGATAAAGGGGAATATATTTTTAGAGATTGCTGATAATGAAGGAGATTCTGCGTTACATTTAATTACAAAAACTCCGGAATTCTATACTGAAGATTATAATTTTTCGTATACCTATAAGCACAATAAAATTGTCCCCCTTATACAAAATGGCCAACTAACAAAGTTCACAATAACCGAGAGGGGTTGCTTGCTTGTGGATATTAAAGGCTTAACCGCAATCGTATTTCCAGAAACAGATGGGAGATAATTATGTTCAACAGAAAAGAAAAACTTAAAAAGCTAATACTGGAAACCCTCATAGATAGCCCCGAAATTATAACTACATATTTTGATACAATAGTATCTAACCCAAAAAAGCTTAAGGCATTAGAGAAGAGTCTTGATGTTGCTAAGGCACAAAGGCTTACTAGAGAATTTGAACATCTCGTGGACGAGCTAGAAGGTAAAGAAATTGAAATGGAAAATCAGACAACTCCATGGTTTGAATTGGCTATATGTGATGTTCCTGATGAAGAAAGAGGATTCCCAATGAAGATGGCTTGTAACTCAGCCTTTCTTGATGAAATTGAAAAATCTGGAATTCCAAGAGGACCAAAGGAGCAAATGATCCAACAATGGTTGGAGTTTTCGGTTAGAACTATTGAGTAATATGAAGCATTTAATAATAGACGGCAACGCGCAGTCATACCGATATTTCTTCAGTAATATTAATGAAGATGTCGATACAATAACGGCTACAGCAATCCTCAAATTAATGGCTAAGGGTCAGGCATTAAAGGATAGATATAAGCCTGATGATGTCATTATCGCCTTTGACTGCAAAAATGATTCTTGGAGAAAAGTCTATACCAGTGATAAAAATAAAGACAAAGTTACACATAGATTATATAAAGACGGAAGAAACCGGAGCCTTAGTGAATCCAAGAAACAGAAATTGAAAGAATTCACCGATAATTTTAGCGATTTCGTTGAGTTTTTTAAGACCCAAACTAATATTCTTTGTTTACAGGCCGACTACCTTGAGGCTGATGACCTTATTGCCGGATATGTGCAGGCCCATCCAGAAGATGACCATATTATTTTTAGTTCGGATAAGGATTTTATGCAGCTAATTAATAGTGTGGGGGGTAAAGTTACCTTAGTGGAGCCGGTTAAGTTTGAGGAACGCTCATTGGATGAATGGAATAATGACCCTGAGTTATTTTTGTTTGAAAAATTTTTCAGGGGTGAAGGTTTTGGCAAGGACAACATACAAAGCGCTTACCCTAGACTTCGTAAAACTGAAATATTCAAGGCATACGAAGATGATTATCACTTTAATAACCTAATGGAGCATACTTTTGTAGTTGAAGAGGTTGGTGAACATGAGCCAATCGAACATAATTATGTTACGAGAGATTTATTTGAAGAAAATAAGCTTTTAATTGACCTTAAGCGCCAGCCCAAATATATCCGTAATATTATAGATAAGACCATAAAAGAAAGTAACGAGAATAGGGGTAGTTTTTATCTTTTTGACTTTATAGCATTCACCAAAAGATTCGGGATGTCTCAAATACTTGTAGATAAAGAGCAGTATTTTGACTTTATATCTTCTCGCTATTTAACATCTGGGTCTGGATGAGTTGGGGGAGATGATGTTTCATCATCTCCGAAAGGATTCTCCCACTTAGGTCCATTATCAGATGGTTTGAATTCGGGCCCAGATGGGCCGTCAGGCCCAACCACATTAGCTACCTCAGCATCCTCCTCGCCTTCGGCAAACGGCGCGTATGGGGGCCCATACGGTCCATACGGAGGGTAAGGTCCATATCCGGGCCCTCTGCCCGGTCTTCTCCCCCATCCCCATCCATTGTCTCCATTATCGGGAAATGATGGGTGAGGGAACCTGTCATAATAACCAAACTTGTCCCATTTTCTTCCAGTCGCAACATATAATCCAAATATACCAGTAGAAAGACCTATTATTGTAGTAACGAAGGTGGATTGGGCCATTGTGGGTCCACCCACAATATCCACTACGGTACATGCAACTGCCTCTACTGCCTCCAGTTCCATTCCCCTATCAAGAAGCGTCTGCATGAGGGCACCATCACATTGCTCCTGAACATAGGTTGGTATAGACCTGTACCACAGATATAGGCTGAATACTAACGAAGAGTATAGCACCAATACAATACGAGGTATTACCCTCCAAGCATCAAATATTTCCGCAGTTCTCAGGAGAACATCTTTTAAATTTAACATATAAATATTTATTGAAATTGAATAACTTAAGGTAAATTACGATATGGCTAAACGCGGTAGGCCCAGAAAAAATCTCCCCTTTGAAGAGGCAAGGGATGTGGCCAGAAGTGAAAACATAGGATCAGTTGCTCAGTATATAAAGTGGCATGACCTAAATAAGCCTGCCGGTCTACCAAGAAGACCTGATAGGGCATATAAGAATGATTTTATAACATGGAATGATTTCCTAGGGAACAATACTCCCTTCCCATGCAAGCCCAAAAAATATAGACCGTTTGATGAGGCAAGAGCTTTCGCACAGTCATTGCGTCTTAGTACAAAAAATGAGTGGCTTAACTTTGCTGGGTCTAATGATATGGTGGAAGATATACCAAAGAGACCTGATCTATATTATCGAGATAAAGATGAATGGATATCATGGGGTAACTTTTTGGGAATCAATATCAGAGAAAAGTCTAGAAATTTAATGGAAGCAACATTTATGTTCTTTATTATGCATAACCCCAAAGCCGATAGGGATTACTATAAGTGCGGTATGACTGCCGGTGGAATTAGCTCAATAAGAGACTATCTAATGAAGGTTAATGGTAAACTAGTGGCAGCTTATCATGTACCCGATACGTTTCAGTATAAAAAATTCATGGAAGATTTGGGCATAAATGAACATTATGAGTACAAAGACTATTTTCATATAGTAAACATGATAGGTCTTATGTCTAAACTTTCAATGGAGTTTAACCGCGTTTCTTCACAGAATAGTTAAAGTGAGCCACGCACCTTTCAACAATATCCCCATGCTTCCCTCTACCGACCGATAAGAATTCATCCAAGCCTAACCACGCAGTATCTTCAGTTTCATCAGTATAGTCAGTAAATGCTTTTGGGGAATTGTCCTTTACTTGGGCTATGAAGATGTGATGGTTAGTAAGAAAAATCCCACATTTTTCAAGCCAAATAATATTATTTTCCAGAAGACCTAATTCTTCATAACATTCCCTTACGGCAGCTTCAAGAGGATTTTCTCCCGGATCAATATGTCCCTTGGCTATTTGGAATTTCTTACCACCATAATTTTTATCGGATGGTTTCATGAACATCATTGTTAATCCGTCATCTTCCATGTAGAATGGAATGATACCAGCTTTTTCTACTTTATTGGTCAACTAAGACACCCCATTTTTTTGATAATAAATAGTAGTAACAACTACAATATTATTTATCAAGGAGTTTAAAATGGAAACTAAATTTGTAAAACAGTTAGATATTGCAGGGAACGGAGTTCTTACCGAAGTGACACTTTTGAAAGTTGTGGAACATGGTAGAGATGCTGAAGGTAATGATCAGTACGAGCTTTGGTTCATCAAAAATGAAGAACTAGATGCAATTGACCAAAAAAGGCTTTTAAATGTTCTCCAGAGAAGTGCTAAAGTTAATGACTTTCAGCCACTTTTTGAGACTATGGCTCAGGTCACCCTAGGAAATGGCCAGAACGCACTCGATTATTTCCACCAGTACGTCAGAATTCGTTACCCATCGGGAGCAATCGAACGCCCACGAATTGGACGTTCAGGTGGTGTGGTTGCAACTGGGTCAGAGTACGCATAAGACTTCTGGTCGAGCTATCGACCAGAAGCTTTTTAATATAATTAAAACAATAAGGAGAAGTTGATGTACAGCATATTTGTGCAAATAGCAAGCTATAGGGACCCTGAATTACTCAATACCGTTAATGATCTTATTAACCATGCTAAAAATCCTGAAGGGTTACATGTATGCATTGCATGGCAGCACGGCGATGATGAGACTCTAGAGCAATTTTTGGATGATGGATTCGACGTTCTGGGATTTGAGGAAGATTATTCTGAATTATATGACCATGAACATGTAACATCTATTATTAATGCGACCAAGGGTGGGGCAAGAATTACCATACTTGACGTTCACTTTAACAATACAAAGGGAGCTTGTTGGGCACGGCATCTCATTCAGCAAATGTATGATGGGGAAGACTACACTTTACAGTTAGATTCTCATCACAGGTTTGTACCTGATTGGGACGCTCTTTGTGTTAATATGCTAGAGGGTATAAGGTCCGAAGAATATCCCAAACCGCTATTGACGGGGTATATACCTTCATTTGATCCCGAAAATGATCCAAAGGCCCGAGTAAGAGTTCCTTGGAAAATGGACTTTGACCGGTTCATTCCCGAGGGTGCGGTATTCTTCCTTCCTTCAACCATGGAGGACTGGGAAGATAGACAAGAACCATTACCCGCTAGATTTTTCTCGGCACATTTTTGTTTTGTAGACGGAGACTTTGCTGTAAATGTACAGCATGATCCGGAATATTTTTTCCATGGTGAAGAAATATCATTAGCTGTACGGGCGTTCACTCACGGATACGACTTATTCCACCCTCATAAAGTTATTGCATGGCATGAATATACCAGAAAGGGTAGAACTAAGATTTGGGATGATCATACCACCCCAGAGAAGAATAAAGGAAATGTTAAACTTGACTGGGTTGAGCGTAATGACTTGTGCCATCGAAGAAACAGAATTCTTTTTGGGATGGATGGGGAAGACCCCAATCAAATCGATTTCGGAAAATATGGTTTCGGAACGGAAAGAACTCTTCGTGAATATGAAGAATATGCGGGAATCAGTTTTAAATATAGAGGAGTACAGCAGAAGACGCTGGATAGAGAGCCGCCACCAAATAACTACGAATATGAAAACGAAGAAGAGTGGAGAGAGTCATTTTGTAGGTCCAATGACGTAAGAATTATATTCCATAAGAACGAAATAACGGAAGAAGTTGATGACTATGATTTTTGTTATGTTGGAGCACATGATGATAGTGATGATGAAATTTATCGGAAGGATTTATCAGGTAGTGAGCTTAAGAACCATCTAAAGAATGAATGGGTTGATTACCGTTTGATATTCTTATCAAATAGAATACCGAAAACATTCACAGTATGGCCCCACAGTACATCTAAAGGATGGCTAAATAAAATTACAAAAGTCGTGGAGTAAAGATAAATGAGGGTAAAGTTTGTCAGTTGCTTGTACGACGGGCTTTTTAAAAGTAAGTTTTGCGGTAGAAGTAATCGCGGTGGAGTATTTAGAAACTCTCTTAAGACTATAGCCCAAATTGAATCACCTATAGTGTGTTATACATCCGAAAGGGAGCTTCCGGGACTCGTTAAAGAATTTTCGGATATGGGTAATATTGAATTCAGAAGTAAAGAATTAGATAGTTATTACTTTCACCAAGATGTTAACAACATAAGAGACTCTAACCCGGATCATTATAGGAACTCCCATGTGTGGATGTTCCGTTGCGTAGAGATTATGTGGGGTAAATTCTTAAAAATAAAAGATATCATAAAAGACTCTCCCGACTTGGACCACATTTACTGGATAGACGCAGGACTATCCCATTCCGGTATAATTCATAGTAGATTTAACCCGCATTATAGTCACAATGTTAACTTTATTATGGACCTACAACCTAATACGCTAGACTTATCAGCAAAAAATGATCTAATTTTTAATTCAGATTTTACTAAAAATTTAGTAAAATTTACTGGTAATGATGGAATACTAAATATAGTCAATAATAACTTACAGCATCAGAGAATATCACCAGATCATCCATTTAAAGGATCAGTAGTGGGTGGGTTATTTGGCGGTAATGTTGAACTTATGAATGATTACTGTGACGCGGTTATATCTCTTTTTGAGAAATACACTAACGAGGGATCATTATATAAGGAAGAGCAAATAATGACTCAGTTATTAAATGAGGGGGAATTCCCCTTAACCGAGTACAGATTCGATACATGGTATCACCCTGACTGGGATAGGGGATATTATTCAAATTATAACTTTATAAGTTTTTGCGACTTTTTTGACGAGATTAATCCAAGACGATGAAAGATCAACTTACACTAGTTACAGCGCTTTTTGATTTAGGTCGCGGGGACCTAGATGATGGCTTTAGTCGAGGGTTCGACCATTATCTTGAATGTTTTGATAAATTACTAAAAGTAGATTATCCCATGGTGATATTCGCTCCTGCTGAGCTTACCGGGTTCATAAATGATAGGAGATTGGGTAAAAAAACCCGAATCATAACGAAGGAACTGGATGATCTTAAACAATTTCCATTTTACGACAAAGTGCAACAATTAAGGACTAATGAAGAATGGTACAGTAGAGCAACTTGGTTGGCGGAAAGTCCACAGGCTAAACTTGAATTGTATAATCCGCTAGTTATGAGCAAACAGTTCTTCATGAACGATGCTTCAATTCATAACTTCTTCGATACAAAATATTTTATGTGGATTGATGCCGGTATAGCTAACACCATAGGCGACCCTCCCGGATATATGGATGAGCACTTCGGTGAAAAGATAGCGGAAATTTTTTCGGATAACCGAATGCACTATCTGTGTTTTCCCTACGAGCCTGCCACTGAGATTCACGGGTTTGAAAAGGAAGCGTTTTACCGTGCCGCTGGCCAGAAGACGGAATATGTAGCGAGAGGAGGTATATTTGGTGGCAGTAAAGATGCCCTGTGCAATATAAACAATGTTTATTATACTACCCTTAATGACACACTAGCTTCGGGCTATATGGGCACAGAAGAGTCCATATTCACTCTTATTACTTACACAAACCCTAATCTTTGCACTAAGCATATGATTGAACCTAATGGTCTGGTTTACAAATTTTTAGAAGAATTGCAGAATATGGAGATTAAAACATATGAAAAGGATTTAGCGATTTATGTGTTAACATATAATCTCCCTAAACAATTCAAAATTTGGGTGGATAAGTTTGAATCTAATTTAGAGGAGGGTATGAAAGATAATGTATCAAAATATGTTATTAATAATTCGAACGATCCAGAGGTAGAAGAAGAATACGCTAAGTTATTTGAAACTTATGGTTTTGAAGAAATAAAGTTTGATAACATTGGAATTTGTGGGGCAAGACAATTTGCTGCCGAACATTTTGCCGAAAGCTCAAATAGATATATGGTGTTTTTTGAAGATGATATGTTGTTATCATGTAGTGATTCTAAAGGGAAACTGTGTAAAAATGGAATGAACATGTATCTCCCGGCATTGTTTCAGCAGTCAATGGATATAATGCAATCCGAGGCATTGGATTATTTAAAACTTTGCTTTTCTGAGTATTTTGGCGATAACCATGACAATTGGGCATGGTATAATGTTCCACAGGATAAGAAGGAGAGGTGGTTCCAGCCAACTGATAAACGCAGTGATCCTAAAAAGGTGGAGATATTTTACACTGGTTCATATAATAAAACATCTTACGCAGTAGGTGAGTATCACTATTGTAATTGGCCCATTTTGTTCAACCATGAGGGCAATAGAAAGGTGTTTCTAGATACAAAATTTGAGCACAAGTACGAACAGACATGGATGAGTTTTGTTATGGAACTTATGAGGAAGGGTAAAGTTAAAGCCGGGTGCCTCCTTGCCAGTCCCATCACCCATTATCGTCGCTATCATTACGGCAAAGAAAACAGAAAAGAAAACGAATATAATTAATTTATAACGTCAACTATAGCATCAGATGTAGTGCATACCGAAATAGTTAAGGTATAAGTAATTGATAGTGCTACGTCTTGTGCTTTAGGAATTGGCGCAAAGATTATATGACTAAGTAGTCGCTCCCTTTCATTGGTAGTATTACTTATATCATTTTGAGAGCCCGCAATATCCCCGTCTACTTGAGAAACATTTACGTTAGCACAAATACCCTCACTTAATACGTTACCAAAATCGGTAAGGTTACCACTATCGCAATCTACCGAAACACTTGAATCGGAACCAACAGTCTTACTCTGGAATGTCAATAGGCCAAATGACTGCCTGCCGGTTATACTAGGATAAGACCCCCCAGACCGGTCAGTAATGTAAAGGTATATAAAATCGTTTATAGGATCACCAGAAGTAATCCATGAGCCGGTATTGATTCCCTCACAAAGATCACCATATGTAATCTGACCTAAGGCTCCAGTACCCGAAGCGGGGATGGATATTGTGGCACCATACGTAGACCCGTCTACCGTTAGCCCTATAACCAAATTGCTGCTTGGGGTTAATGGGGATTGATCCTCCGAATCTTTATCACCAACGTTAATACTGGTAACCCCGGCAGTAGGAACAGCATTTTTGCCCGGACTATACAGTCCAATTTCATCAAAGATGAAAGTATTATCTGATGGGTCTAAGATGCTTGAATCTTGTCCTGAAGGTTCACTTTCGTTTAGGAAAACGGTAACTATAGTGTTGGACTTTAAACCAACCTCCTGAGAAACAACGCCTCCGCCACCGGGGTCATTGCCGGGGGAACTGCCCCCACCGGGTCGTATAACGTTAGGGCCCGATGAACCGGGGTCTATGCCGAAATCTGGATCGGTTTCGTCCACTATTTCGGAGTATATTTCATTATACAGTCTAGATTCCCACCCAGAAATTGAACCATCATTAGGTGGGTTAAATACAATATTAGAGCCAGCATCAACAAACGTACCCCCATTCCCAAATGCCATGCGGAATATTGTTGAATTATCTTCATTTGCTAATCCTCTAGCTAAAATTCTTGCCATATTCTGTGGATGTATGGCATTATCTTTATCTAGCAATACTTTATCATTGGTTTCATCACGAACCAATACATGTCCTTTTACTTGAACATTCATTGTGTCATTTGGGCCACTGGCTGAACTCATTGAAAACTCCTATTATATTCAGTATTTATTATAGTTTACATCTTAGAATATTTATGCGAAAATAAACAATGTGATTAATATACATTGAGCCAATTATCTTATAAATAATCTTGAACCTTTACTATGGAGATTTAACATGTTAAACTTTTTACTTGGTGTTGCGGCCACTTTAGCTGTCGCTGTATTTTTCCCTGAAACATTTAAGCGTGGACTTGATGGATTCAGAAATTTTGTAATGTTCTGGAAAGACAAGTACGATGAGGGCAACGACCCAAAATAACTTCGGATAATGGGGCGCTGTCAGAATTATGTCCTGACGGTGATGAAAAATGCGTTCAAGAAGTTAAGCGCCATTGTCCGGAACTTGAAGAAGAATGTGTAAGGGAATTATCCCAGATGGACTACTACCTTGTCGGTAGAGAAAATTATAATTTTAAAAACAAGGAATAATTAATGAAGAATCCTTTCGATGAGACCTATTCAGGTCTAGTTCGTGATGTCCTAGATAATGGATTTATGAAATATAATAAGAGAACAGGTAAGGGATGTCTAACCCTTCATGGGGCAATGGCTAAGTACAACCTATCATACGGAGAATTCCCTGCCCTGACCACTAAAAAATTACTTATTAAGCCCATGATCGGGGAGCTTCTAGGATTCATTAGGGGTGTAGATAATGCGAAGGATTTTAGGGAATTAGGTTGTAATTTTTGGAACGAAAATGCCAATACATCAAAGCATTGGCTGGAAAACCCAAATCGTAAGGGTGAAGATGATTTAGGGCGGATTTACGGGGTACAAGCTAGGTCATGGGTCAGTAAGGATGGTGAGGTTGTGGATCAACTGAAGAATGTTTTGGATAAAATATCTGAAAGAGATGACAATAGACGCTTAATTGTTAATCACTGGAATCCGGGCGAGTTAGATGAGATGGCCCTACCCCCATGTCACACAAAATACCAGTTTAGTATTCGCGGAGAATATCTTGATTTGACAATGGATCAGCGGTCAAACGATTTACCTCTCGGGACTCCTATGAACATAGCCAGTTACTCCTTGTTATTACTAATTGTCTGTCAAATAACCGGAATGTCTCCCGGAGTGCTAACCCATTTTATGGTGGACGCTCATATTTACGAAGACCAGATCGATCTCATTAAGGAGCAGATAAAGCGGGAGCCGTACAATCCTCCGCGACTAGTGATGAATAAAAACATAAAAACATTAGAGGATATAGAGACTTGGGTTACCCATGAAGATTTTGAGATCGTGAACTACGACCATCACCCAGCTATAAAATTCCCATTTTCTGCTTAAGAATCGTGGCTGAAGTTTGTAACATTAGCTATTAATGGTCTGGATGAATCCAGTGTTATTAGCAATTGATTCTCAGTAATATAGGATATTGAGTCAGGCTGAATCCATTCGTCCGTGCTTGGATCAATACAGAACACAGAAACATACTTTTCATTTAAGTTGTGATTCACTACGTGCGTCGCGTTAGCTGTGAAATTAGTGTAAGTGTAACTAACATTGACCGAAACCAGATTACCTACGTCATTAAACACTAACATATTCCCCTGAATATCGTCATTTCTGCCAATATCAAATCCTTCTAAGTTATTAAAATCCAATGTTATCGAACTACCAGCAACAATAACTTCGAACGGGAGGAATAAAACATCACCACCAAGATGGGCTAGAACGTTTAAGTCAGCCGTTCCGGGTGGAGCAAGCAATTGAGTTGTATCCACGGTACTTTGATCTTCAATAGCTTCAGTAATTTGCACTATTACATTATAAAGACTATCGGTGTTAGTTAAGCCCGATAAAATAGGTAGAGAATTAAATGGTACTGGGTTAAATGATAAATCACTATTGAGCCATTCTGAGCCGAGTGATTCTATTAGGTTTGGGTTTTCTGATACACTACTGGTTAATGAGACAAGTCCTGAGCCTGTATTAAAACGCAGAACTCCGTCACTATCGCTAAGAGTGAACTCCCCCTTATCACTAGGATCAAATGTTGGGGGTATGCTTACGGAGTCAATTGTAAGATCGACAATTTTACCACCCGCTAATTCTACTCCACCTACTTTCATATTAAATATCCTTTAAACTCTATTCACTATTTATAGTTAAGCGATTATATCCCCGTATTTAAATAGTAATTCATTGTGGACTGTCGCCATTTCAGGATCGGTTAATGCCCTATCATAAACATATAATTTGTAAAGATAAACATCCGTTCCGGGAGAGTTAAAATCAAAAATTCTACCAAGTATACTGGCCCCTGAAATGGCATTATAGTAGTTACCAACAGTTAGTGGTTCGGTGTCATCAAGCACTGTGTCCTTCCACATCTCAGCCACTCCACTACTGCCTGTAGCCCTCATTGATACTATTAACGGTGTGATACTCGGAGACACAAACCCTAAAAATTCACCCGTTGCTGAACTCTCAACTAGTGACGTTGATACGTTCGTAGTGGTAATTGCATTAGCTAGGGTTTGCGGGACAGAAGATGATGAAACTGCGACTCCATAGCCTCCCCCAAAATTACTGTCAGATGTTGAAAAAACCGGCCTAAATGATGTACCAAAGCCAGCGCCCCCAGCGGCCACCGCGAATATTGTTACCTCATCTTGGGTAACTGCACGTACAGGGGTATCTGAAGAATTATAATAAACTCCCTCTTCATCTTGGGCGCTAGATGATATTCGAATTCGTCTATTGCCGTCATTATCATATAACACTACATATGACTGCGTAGCTTTTTTGAAATATTCCCCTATAGAAGAGTCATTATTATCCGCCCACTTTATAAATTCAGTACCGGACACAGGATTGGGGCCCAGTGGTATATCACCTGCCTGAAGCATTTTATCTGTATTAGACGCATCAAGGTGCACGGTCAGCCCAGCTATATTTTCTCCAGTATCAATTGACGTAGGTGTAGGTGTTAGTGTTGGTGTGGGCGATGGGGTAATTCCTAAGTCAGTACCAGTAGGGGTCACCGTAGGCGTGACTGTGGGCGTAGGCGTGACTGTGGCGGTTGGGGTGGCGGTCACTCCTATTGTAGGGGTTGGGGTGGCGGTAACTTCCAATGTCGGTGACGGGAACGGCCTAGTGGGAGTAACCGTGGGGGTAGGTGTAACCGTAGCAGTTGGCGTAGGCGTAGGCGTATTGGTTGGTGTTTGTGCTGGGGTTTGTGTTGGAGTCTGTGTTGGTGTTGGGTTTGGTAAATTACCAGACTCTATCTCACAAGCGTATATTGCAGTTAATCTGATGGGATCAGTCATTTCCTTGTGAAATGTTATTATTGCCGAATTACTTGTATATTCAATACTCTCGGGAAATATCAACTTAGTTTTTTCTCCCAGTAAGTGAATTTGGACCGTGGCAGCTTCAACTGTTCTACTAAAATTAAGAGTATATACTTTCCCCGGATTTTCCACAGCAAAAGATGTCCCAATACAAGAACAGTCTTTCCCATCAACTAAAACAACATCACCAGTTAGTGAGTCATATTGTAAGGACTTAAGTGTAGAAATTGATTCCATGATTCCCCTTATTTATGAAACGCCAATCATAAAGCTTATAGCCGTGTCGATTACATCCGAAGTTACAGTAGTTGCTCCTGTATTTCCTGAAGCTTCAGGGAAAGTTCTAGTAGCCAGCACCGCAGATATTCCGGATGCTACATTAGCAATTTCAGAATCTTTAACAAATGAATTATCAATCGTCATACTAGCTGATTCGTCATCACTTCCAGTAATTGCTAATGCCAACGTCCTGTTTACAGGGACATCGGATAAGTTATAAGATGTTGATGATGCATGTAATGTATCGTTAACATCATCTACACTTGATGCATTTCCTATAGCTATAAAGTACCCGACTGCCTGATTTGATGTACTCCCGGTAACTTGGAATTGGGTTTCTGTACCATCAGACACCTTAGTCCATACACCAGCCATTTTATTTGCTGCGTTACCAACATCTTTAAGTTTGGTCCACCCAGATGTTTCGTTTGACCAATAAGGGGTAGATGATGCCGCATCACTGAACAGTACAGCAATTAAAACTTGACCAGCCGATACTACCGGGGCAGATAAGGTAAATGTTGATGATGTAACATTTTGTACATACTCCTCATACCCTGCTAAGAATGGTAGCAATGAAGCACTTGGCGTAGGTGTAACTGTCGTAGTCACTGTTGGCGTAACCGTTGGCGTAGGGGTAACTGTCGGGGTCACTGTGGCCGTAGGCGTAACTGTAGGGGTAACTGTCTGTGTCGGAGTTACAGTAGGCGTTACAGTCGCTGTCGGCGTGACAGTAGGCGTAACTGTAGCCGTAGGCGTAACTGTTGGCGTCACCGTTGTAGTGGGCGTGACTGTTGGGGTAACTGTTGGTGTCACTGTAGCCGTAGGCGTAACTGTAGGGGTCACTGTAGCCGTAGGCGTAACTGTAGGGGTCACTGTCTGTGTCGGAGTTACAGTAGGCGTAACTGTAGCCGTAGGCGTAACTGTAGCCGTGAGCGTTGGCGTTGGCGTTGGCGTTACTGTTACCGTTGGCGTTACTGTAGAGGTTGGAGTTACTGTTGGGGTCACCGTTGCGGTAGCAGTTGGTGTCACTGTAGCCGTGGGCGTAACCGTTGGTGTCGGGGTCGCGGTAACTTCCAATGTCGGTGACGGGAATGGTCTTGTTGGAGTCACTGATGGGGTTACAGAAATAGTTGGTGTAACCGTTGGTGGTGGAGTTACTGTCGGCGTAACCGTTACCGTAGTTGTTGGCGTAGGGGTAACTGTTGGCGTCAATGATATTGTTGGTGTCACTGTTGGTGTCACTGTTGGTGTCACTGTTGGCGTAGGTGTCACTGTACCTGTTGGTGTCACCGTTGTAGTGGGCGTGACTGTTGGGGTAACTGTTGGCGTTACTGTTTG